CTATACAACATATTTCCATATTCAGGTTATACCAATCGGCGACGTTGTGTTTTACTATTCGTTTTAACACTCTTAAGAACTTACGTCTGTTTGTAGAAAGATTATCTTGTTACAAAAACATTGACTTTTCGGTAGTTTATTTTAATTCAGTTATTTTAAGAACAAGATCATTAACTTGATAAACTTGATGAATACATTGTTATAAATTATGTTGTTGTGTCCGGTTGATGCCCTAATTCCATATCTAAAAAGAACTATATTATGACAAAATTTCCTGAAAACGCCATACGTAGTATTTCCTTACTTAGGCTATATGGGGATCAAAAATCATCACCGGTCATATGTCTTACTATTCGTTTTAATACTCTTAAGAACTTGAAACTGTTTGAAGAGAGATTATTCGTCTACAAAAAAATTGATTATAGCTTTTCAGTAGAAATAGGTTACATCTTTAATTCAATTGTTATAAAAACAAAACCATTGATGAACTTGATAAACTTGCTGAATTGGCTATTGTGAGTGTCTGGTAGCTGAAAACCCATAACAATAAACGGCAACTATGAGTAATATCCTAAAAAACTTGGCTGTTCTTAATAAGTGCACATGTGAAAACAATATAGTAATGCTGGAGTTTCAAATTAACATGGTGCCGACAACATTCAATCTAATTCCTTTGTTTGGTGAATTACATGATGAAGTATTAAATTATTCCTTGAATGACATAAAAATTTCATGGCATTGGCAACCAATTATTAATAATACAGTATCTTCATATTATACTAATGTCATAGCAATTGTAACGGGTAGCGAAAAAAGCATAACGAGAATGATTAAAGAAATTCTATGAAATTCGGCGCGCAATGAGAATTTTTTTAATGAGTTGGGGGCGCATTGATCGGCGGAAAATTAAATATTGGAAGTTCTGAAGTTCGGAAGTTCTGAAGTTCGGGGGCGGGCATTTCAAAATTAAAATAAAAAATTTGCCCCCTAAAACGTAGGGTTTCAGCCCACAATTTCCCACTTTATCCCATTTTTGCCCCTTTTTTGCTCTTTTTTGCCCCTTTTTTGCTCTTTTTTGCCCCTTTTATAGCTGCTATTTCCCACATGCCCCTATTAAAGTCTATGTATTACCCTATTATCACCTTCATTACCCTATTAACCACTACCACTACCACTATTCTATACCTAACCACTATTCTATACCTATATCCTTTAGAAAACAGTGTTACCTATGCTATTCTTGACTTTTGGAAACAAATATGGTATAAATGGGTATAACTGGGTATAAATGGGTATAACTGGGTATAAATTGAGAAACACCTGTTTTACTTACACAAATATATGCTTGACTTTTGGAAACAAATATGGTATAATGGGTATATCAGAATGTGCATCGGTAACAACAGAAGTATAATGGAGAAAAAATATGTGCCTGCCAGCGTCAATGATAGTAACTAAGAACGATGTTTTATTCGATCCAATTTATGATAGTCATGAAAAAATAATCGAGAAAAATAAACTTAATGATAAAGTGCCGTTCCCAGACTTTGTTCGAGTGGAGATTGTTCCTGAAGGGTGTAAACGTAATTATTCTTTGCCGTTTTCAGAATGGAAATATAAAGTAGACCAGGATTTTTTGCCTGATTGGTACAATACTACGTGGGCGGAAAAACAATGTAGAGGCACTTTACCGGAATGGGCTAAAACTAGATTCGTGACAGAAGGGGATCATACTTGTGCCCATGGACAAATATTGATTGTCCTTAGTGGCTCTCCAACAATTAAACAATCAAGTGGCTGTATATTTACATATGGTTCTAGCACCCCAGAGATTCAACAGTTAAATGGTGCTATAGAAATATATGACTCAAGTTCCCCTGTGATTAACCAGTCAGATGGATTTATATACACACATGGTTTAAGCACTCCTGTAATTGAACAATCAAGTGGTAGTATATGTACATATGACTCAAGTGCCCCAAAGATTACACAATTAAATGGTGTTATATATACATATGAATTAAGTGCCCCTGTGATCCAACAATCAAATATGTACGCATTAAACACTCCAGTTGTTGAACAATCAAATGGGAGTATATGCACATATGACTCAAGTGCTCCCCAAATCAAACAATTAAGTGGTAAGATAAAAATATACAAATCAAGTACTCCTGTAATTCAATTAAATGAATCATATTATGCATATGAATCAATGTATATGCACACGTGGCTCTAATACGCCAAAAATTTCATAACAGTGAGTATAATGAATATTTATATGGAGAAAAAATATGTGTAGCCCAGCGTCAATGATAGTGACGAAGTATGATGTTCTGTTCGATCCGATTTGTGACAGCCATGAATGGATAATTAAAAGCAATAATCTTAATGATAAGATTTTAACCCCCGATTTTGTTCGAGTGGAGATTAGTCCCGCCGATAATGGTAATAATGGCTATAATGGTGATAATGGTGATAGTTGTGATTATTCACTACCATTTTCAGAATGGAAATATAAAGTAGATCAAAAGGTTTTGCCTGATTGGTACAATGCGAAGTGGGCGGAAGAACAATGCAGAGCCGCTTTACCGATGTGGGCTAAAACCAGATTCGTGACAGAAGGGGATCATACTTGTGAGCATGGACAAATATTGATTGTCCTTAGTGGCTCTCCAACAATTAAACAATCAAGTGGTAAAATATGCGTATATGGTTTAAGTTCTCCTGTAATCAATAAATTACACGGTGTTGTATATACATATGGTTTAAGCGAACCGAATATTATGCAATCAAGTGGCAGTATATATACATATGGTTCAAGTGCCCCAAAGATTAAACAATTAGGAGGATATGTATACACTTGTAACTCAAGTGTCCCAGTGATTGAACAATTAGGCGGTGTTATACGCGCATGTGACTCAAGTGCCCCAAAGATTGAGCAAAAAGATGGAGAAATATATGCATATGGCTTAAGCATCCCCCAAATTAAGCGTTCGGGCGGAAAATCTTATAAGCACGGAGAATATGCACCAGTAGTAACAGAAGTATATTGTTTCAAAAAAAATTGCCATTCTTACTGGACAGAATAAAGGCAATTATTGTTTTGTTGAGAAAGTAATAGAAATTAAAGATATAGTCCTTAACAAAGAATATTATAAAGTGGAAATATTACATTGTCAATCTTGTAAGAAAAATATTACGATGACACCCGACTGAAATGTAAGTTTGAGGGGGGGTTGACAAATAACGGCAAAAATGGTATAATAGTAATGTAGTTAAAAACTAATGGAATTGTAACTCATATTGGATATTTGATTACTAAAATGAAAAGACCATCAGCAACTGTAATTTGTAGGACAGAACCACACTGCCGCACTTGGGAAGTTCTGTTTCGTTATGAGGCGGCTGATGAATGGTTGTTGAATAATCTGATGTATATGCTTATCCGTAAGAAACATGCACTGCACTTGGGTGCGACACTGATGCTTGAATATGTCTATGAGAAAGGAGATAAAAAGGCGGTGAGTGCAACGGCTCCAGCGCAGGAATTAATGAAACTTATCCAGAATCTTTAAGATGAAATATTTATTGAATGGGATTGAAGCCGGAAAAGATAAAAAGGACAACAATATGTGTTGGATGATTATTTATTTTTTAGAACCGGAACGAAATAAAATAGTCAAAAAAGCTAAAAGAGTAAACTATAATTACTATACAATGATTGTAAAAGATAATTATAATAATAGCATTCTCGTCAAAGGAACATTCCAACAATTGCAGGCGTTTATAAATGATGTTTTGTGAAATTTGACTCAACAGTATAATAATCTATGACAATAACAATTGTTGAAATTAATATTCATGACTTTTCTGTGTCGAATACACTTCGTTATACACGAGATGCACTTGCTCGTCTTAAAAAACAACAACGTGTAAAATTTAAGGATGACTATTTTAAATATGTGTATATATCAAATACTTGGTTTAAGAGCACATGTGAATATAAAATTACTGCGTCTACAAAAGTAATGATGGCATTTGTAAAAAACCTTTGTTGTAATACAAAAATTAATATTAAACATTTCGTAACGGATGAAGAAATTCAAAAACTCGCTAAACAAGTTACCTCTCTATAAAACTATGCAAGAACAAATTACAAAACCAATGTTGAGCGGAAAGTTTGATAATTTTGATGTGGAAAGCAAAGACTTGAACTTTCCTCTGCTTTGCACACCAAAGTTCGATGGTATCCGCTGTCTGGTCGTTAATGGCAAAGCTCTTACACGCGCATTTAAGCCAATTCCAAATCAATATATTCGCGCATTGTTGGAGGATAATGTGCCGAATGGCGTGGATGGCGAGTTGATGGACGTGCGCGGTTGGGAACATACTGCATCGTCTATTATGAGATTCGATGGAGAGCCGCAATTTGCATACTATGTATTTGATTATGTTAAAGAGAAGCTGACTAAGCCGTATGATGAACGAATGGAAGATTTGAAGAAACTTCCTTTGCCGTGGTTTTGCAAGAAAGTTCTTCCTGTAACGGTAAAAAATATCGAAGAGTTGCTGTTGCTGGAACAGAAATTCGTTGCGGATGGTTACGAAGGTCTGATGTTACGTAATCCACAAAGTCCTTATAAGTGTGGCCGTGGCACTCTACGCGCACAAGACTTGCTCAAGATTAAACGTTTTTCCGATGCAGAAGCAGTCATTATCGGGTATGTAGAACAGCGGGAGAATACCAACGAAAAGACCAAGGATAATTTCGGACTGACAAAACGTTCCTCGGCAAAAGCAGGTATGGTCGGCAAGGGGACACTTGGCAAATGGATTGTCAAGGCAATTAATGGTCAGTTTAAAGGTGTTGAATTTGGTCTTGGCACGGCAAAAGGTGTGACACAAGAAATGCGACAAGAATGGTGGAACAACCGTAAACAATATATTGGCCGAATTGTTACATTCAAGTATCAACCGATTGGAAGCGTTGATGCACCACGTCTGCCGGTGTTTAAAGGGTTTCGTGACACAAGGGATATGTGATATGAAAGACAGTAACCTTGCAAGAAGGCTTAAACAGAATGGTCTCATTTCTAATACTGGTGCCCTTTATATCAAATGTCTTAGTAATGAAGATTTCCGTAAAATAATGTTATGGATAAAAACATTGCAAATAAAACAGGGTTATTTTAGAATTACATATGACATCCTCCAAAGTAATTGTTCTTTAGGCAATACTCCTAATTTTGTTGTATATATAAACAAAAATAAAATTGAAGCTAGCGTTATCTATGCTGCGCCAGACTCGATTGGATTATCATCTGATGATATATTTAAACCGTATATTCTGGAGTATATGGCTGAGTTGAGCCAAAAATGTGCCGATGTTCAAAATGCAAAAAGGAAAAGCCGTGAAGGTCGTATATTAGTGGTTCAGTAATTTAATCAACAAAGGAGAAAAACATGATGAAGTTGTTTATGATGGTTGCAGTAACCGTGCTTGCTGTTTCAGTAATGGCAGATAGCCAAACTGGTGCTCTTATGCTCAAGGGCATGTCACGTGGAACTATTAATATGGCAAGTGCATTTGCCGAACCGCCAGTGGGTATTTTTAAGGATTGCCAAACCTATAGCGTGGTTGGCGTGTTTACCGGCATGGCAAAGGGCAGTGTCGTCGGCGTCGGGCGTTTTCTGGCTGGCTTTGCCGATTTTGTCACGCTTGGTCTGTTACCGGATTCGTCAAATCCCTATGATGCGTTTTGTCTGGTGCCGACTCGCTTGGAACGCCCCGCTTTGTGAGGTTCGGACATGAGCGCAGCGAATGGCCGTAACCTCGACGCTTTTGTTGGTGCTTTCCGATTCTCCCGCGAATGGGGGATGCCTACTGGCGACACGTTCGACTGTCCGCCGATTGGCGAATTTGTGAGGCGATGGTTGCGCGGCGCGAAGGTGTCCATTGACCCGTTTGCACGGAACAAGAGGCTGGCAACATGGACAAACGACTTGAACCCGGAGACCGCCGCGCAGTTCCACTTGGACGCGCTCGACTTCCTGAGGAAGATGGAGTCGGAAGGTGTATCCGCCGACCTGATTCTGTTTGATCCACCGTACAGCCCGCGCCAGGTCAAGGAACTATACGATGGGATCGGGAGGAAAATGACACAACAGGACGGATGGAGGACGCACAGTTGGAAGGCGGAACGCGACATTATCCATCGGCTTGTGCCGGTGGGTGGCGTGTGTCTGTCGTTCGGATGGGACAGCATGGGGATGGGCAAGAAGCGAGGATGGGTGATTGAGGAGATTCGGCTTGTATGCCACGGAGCGGGCCACAGCGACACGATTTGCATGGCAGAGCGCAAGGTGGTGAGTGATCTCTTTGATAGCCCCAATATAATAGCTGTGCGGTAGCTCCAGCGGCGTTTCCAGCACCACAAAAGTAACAAATAAAAACAGATAAGTATCGTATATTGACTGTAATTCAGCAATAGCGAAACTTACCGGCACAGTTGGCGATTGCTGATTGTGCCGGTTTTATTTTAAGGAGAAACACCTATGAAAAATCTTGTCCTGTTGGTTGCAGTAATACTTGTCGGTTGTTCATCCGTTGATAAAAGTGCTGTGCGGTTATATTCCGACTCCTTTACGCCGGTATGTAGTGCCATTAAAACTGTCTCAAAAAACTCACAACAAATGGAAGATGACCGTAATGTGTATAAATATTCGAAACCTCAAAGCACATTTTCATCAACCTTTATTGCGTTACAAGATAAAAAGCATGATGATGCATTCTATGAATTACAGACTGCGATTAAGAAATATAACACAGCATTGCTCTGTCTTGCCTCGGATGACCCAATCAATGAACAATATATTAACTCATTAACAATTAACGATGCGCATTATGGCGTATTCTCCATGCCTTTTCTCTATGGTGCCAAAAAGTATGTTCAGAACAAGAATTTTAACTATTTTAGTGCGGCAATTTTAAGTAATCAACCAAACATTGAAGCATATGCTGCGATTGCCAAAGACCAATTGAAAGTGGTTAATAGCTCGTTAGTTAAAGACTATGTTGAAATTGCCAATTATCTGAACCCCACTATTTACGCACAGGATAAGGTCGCAACTGTTGCATATCTTGTTAAGGCGAATAACCGGTTGAACAAAAGCAAGGAACTTATTGCGTATATCAATGAGTATTACAGATTGTTGCCATTGGCGCATGAGGAACTACGAAAGGCCGAAAAGAAAGGATGGTATGTTCGAGGCCATTACTACTATATTTACAAGTTACATGATGTTAGTAACAAAATTAAGGAGCTACAATGAACGAAAACGCAAGACTAATGGATGCGCTGTCTAAAACTGTTGTTAATTTGTTTGTTGCCAAAGCTGTTGCGGATGAACAGGGGAACCAAGAGCTTTCTGATGCGTTGGATAAAAAGCTGACAGATATGTTTCAGCAAATTGACGTATTGAAAAATAGAGCCAACGAGGAGCTTTCACAACAAGCGAGTGAGTTGATTAACAATATTGAAAGCATCAATTATCTGATGGAGTTTCAAATTCATAATATGAAGGTCAAGATAAATGTCATCAATTCCGTGGCGACACTTCTCGACTTTGTTCAAAAGTGCATTGAATTTGCTGCCAAATGCGCTCCATAATATGCCTTAATTATAATTATTTTTTGATTTAAGACAAGAAAAACGGCAGGGAGGCATAGGCCACCCCTGCCGTTTGATTTTATTTTGTTATAAAGGGCTGTTTCTTACTGAACAGCCTTTTCGTTTTCAACCTTAAGTGCTTCCACAGAAATAATCAATTCTTCCTCGCTCACCAACGATTTCGGATCTGGGAAAACAATGCCGAGGCTCAATTTGTCGTTGATAGTAACAAAAACCATTCGAACTTGTTCCAATTTGGCTAGCAACACTGCAATTTTGTCTGTAACCAATTCTGGATTGTTCTTAATCTCTGTTAGCACTGCAACGATTTCCACAGAAACTTGATATGCCTGTCCGACATATGGTTTATCAATATATACTGTTAGCAACTGTAACGTTTTACTAATTGTTGTAGCGGCAGTTAGAAGTAAATCAACCTTTTCTGCTATAATATTGGGGTCACTAGCTGCTCCTCTAACGAAGCCAATTGTGTTGTTGACTGCCACATAACCAGCACTTACCAGCGGTGCAACCTTTTCTTTCAAATTACAACCGTATAAACCTACCAATGTCAGTATCCATAGAATGAGTGTTAATACTTTTTTCATTATCGTTTCTCCTTATTTGTTAAACTCTTTGACCTTAACTCCAGCCGGTATATTACTCTTGTTTACCAATTTATTAACAAGAATTGATTTCAGTGTTGTCATATCACCAATTACCGTACCAACATTCACACCTTTCAAACGAACATTTCTGAGGTTTTTATCCACTTGAAGATTACGCACATCACCATATAATTTTGGATTGGACGACACCAACCGTGCCGCATTACACTGAATGTCTATAGGATCCATGACCTGTGCTTTTGAATATGGTTTATTGCCTAATAACTTGATGGTCGTCCTTTCTTTACTGTTTGTAATTAACAACAACGAGTCAATTGTTTGATAAACTGCTTTTTGCTTGGGTGTTTTAATGCGAACAGTTATATCTTGTGCAATAAGCGGTAAGACGAATATAACCAGTAAAATAAATAGTCTCATAGCTTCCTTAATCTTAATATATTTATTCATCAATTATACAAAATTAATCATATGATTTAATTTATTAATGGCAGCAGAACCGATGCTCTGCTGCCATATGTTTTAGTTACTGAACGGCAATTGTCTTGATTTTCGGCAACTCTTCTTTAATTTCCTTCTTCGGCAACGTTATAGACAATATGCCGTTCTCACATGTAGATGTAATATTATCAACATCAATCAAATTGATATTGCTAATTTTAACCCTCTTTGAAAATGAACTCAACTTCATTTCATTCAACAGATACGATTCAATTTCTTCAGTGTTATTAACTACGCTTTTTCCTCTTACTTCCAACCAACCATCATTATCTAATTGAACAGTAATTGAGTCTTTGGTGTGGCCTGCAACAGCCATTTCAACAATAAATGCATTTTTAGCATTCTTGACGTTCATTGTTGGATACTTTGAGTCAGATAGCCAGCCGAAAAAGCTGCTCGGAAACAGACTTCTTTGCAAGTCATCAAACCACGATTGAATGCTATCTGGTTGCCAGAGGCGTTCGATTTCTTTTGGAAAGTAAACAGACGGAACGAAACTATTGGTGTTTTTCATAGCTTTTCTCCTTATTTGGATGAAATTATAATTATGGCTCCATATTGGGATACCATTTCTAAATTAATATACGAACTAACTATGAAATTAGTTTCGGAAATTATTCAAGCGTTTCAAGCGCGTGGTGATACGCTCCCAAGACTATATCCAACTGTTTGTGCTGCATGATAATCTGCACATTATCGTTCATATCCAAGCTGATATATCTACAGCCATTGATAGTCAGACATGCTTCAAATAGTTCATGCCGTAGCGACTCAACATAGGTGGCATAGTCTTTTATATAATTCTCGTTAAGAGTAATGACTTTATTTATTGCATCGAAGTGAGCAGAGCTTGTTATATCATCTTTTTTCGTATAGGCAATTCGCCACTTATACCCATTGAGAGTAAACTTCGTATACCTTTTATTATCATTTGACGGTTCTTTATTCATAATTACACGGCGAAATCTATATTCTTCGCTTGTTTTTTCTTTGATACTGGCGTGAAAAATTCGCTCTTCTCAATATTGCCCTCATCATTTGTAAGAGCTTCATCAGGAAAGAGCATTTTACGAATTGTATTAACAGCAGAGATTAATGGCGTTGTATGCTTGTTAAAAAGAATGTGTTGATTAACCGACAAACATCCTGCGCAAAGTCGCCATTGCCGGTTTGTTACACCCGCAATAGGTGGAATGGTTTTAAACACTTTGTGGTTGCGACACAAATCACATACGTTGTCTTTTACTTTTATGCGTTGAAGCCTGTTCCAAATTTGTGGCATTAGTGTATCCTTATCAAGTAATTAACCGTAGCAACATAGAACTTTGGACCAACAACTGCATCATCAACATTCGACACACAGTTATTGCGGCCATATGTGTTCGTTCTCCACTGACTGCCAATGTTTGCCTGTAAGTGACTTGACAACATTACACCTTGTTGCGCAAAATAAAAATCAGGCGTTGTTACTGGCGAGTCTAATGTTATACGCACAGTTTGATCTTGTTGATTTTGCAATTCATATTCTTTTGCCTGCCACATCGTACCATCGCATAATGCCCATATCATATTATTTCCTTCAATAAGATATTTGGTCGAAACTGACATAGAAACATTTGTCAATTCGCGTGTATTAGGATTAACAACAGGATATGCCTCCGTAAGCGTGAAGCTGCCGGATGCCAAGCGCGGAAATCCTTGACCAGTTCCAAGCGGCGTCCATGGAATGATTGTGCCAATTGGTGCGTTGTTGATTGTTATCGGCACAATATTGGTAAGACCAGCTATTTCTGCTATGCGTTGTTCTGTATACGCTTTTGACATATCTACTAATTGTTGATATACAGACTGTAACTGACCGGCATTAATAGCTTGGTACATTCTCAAGTCTGTAACCGGCTGTGACTCGTCTGCCATTGAGAACATAAATTCAGCACCTGGTGCCACTTGTTCGATAATATTACCGGCCATATTAAGCGGACGATCCATTCTTACTACACCATATGCCCCTTGACTGTTTTGTGCATTGGGCGTCACCGAAAACATATCTGCTACATTGAAAAAAGAATTGGCACGAATAGTGTAATCAGACGCAGTATCTTCTACTGTGGTGAAATTTCGGATTGCTGCACTACCAGTTTGGGTATTTGTTGTTGAGGAGATTGTTATAGATGCTGTTGGCGAAAAAGAACTTTCCCTTCCTATTTGAATAGTGTTTGCATATAGTGCAAATTTCTTTTCAGCATTAATGCTTAACATATCATTAATATTGACAATGTAATTTACCAAATCGCCAAACAGTAATCTCTTGCCCATTTTCTTGCCATCATCTTCACTTTGTGAGATAACATCACCCAAACTATTTGCAACCGATAAAAGCTGACCAAAGTTTACTGCTTCATATGTAGCTGGGCCTATGTTTGTTGACGGAATGTAAAATAAGCCGGTGCCCATTCCACCATCTCGAATACCAGTGATATACCCATTATCATCATTGAAGATAAGTCCACCGGCGTTCAAGGTTATAGCAGGATTTTCACTTACTCCTGGCGATAGTATTCCACCACTACGATAAAACAGAAGTGAATTATTGTTTTTTATACTTACACTTTCATTAAAACCAGCAGCGTAAATACTGCATGATAATAATGCTACGATAAGTCCTATAAGAAGTCTAGTCATAAAAATCTCCAAAGTTTAAGGAACGTAATAAATGCTGTAAACAAGACGTGTGGCAATTGCAAAAGCGTAGGTTCGTTCAACCGTTGGCAATACGACAAAAGCATATGGGTCTCCAGAAAGCGGTAGTGTGTCTATATTACTACCATTAGGCAAATAATATTCACATTTAATATAAGGCCATCCGTTTGTAGTAACAGGTTGTTTTTTAGTGCCGAATGCAAGTTTTACATTTACATTTGTAGTGATTAACGGTCGTATATCGTCCATTTTAAAATTAAATTGAATTTTTCGTGTAACATAATACACTGTATCGTTTCCTTTAAAATATGTTCCCATATTTATCACATTTTCAAATAAAGTAATTAAACCATTTTTAAAACAATATGCAGTATCAAAAGCGCAATTATAGATATCATCATCTGCATTGTCTGCCGTCATAGCAGTATTACGAAGTGTATTAAGATAATTAATATCATCTACACATGCTTGTATTGTTACTCTAAAATTGCCAATCGGTTTTCCACCGGCTGTTTTTATAGCAACACCTTTATAAAGTAAAGTTTTCTCAATGTTAATGGAACCATTAGCATATTTTGGTATTGTCAATAACACACTCGCTGGAGCAATATTATTTATATAGGTGCTGTTAGCACTAACTTTTACTATTCTTACTCTTAATGGTGCTTGAAACGATGCGCCATAAAGAGGCCAATTGACTACAATATCTCCTGATGCTACCTTTTGGCCAATCGTATTTTCGACGCCAAATTTACGCCAGCCTCTTTGGATATTGTTTGCTTCTCCATTTAATTTTGAATCACCAGCAATAAGCTCAACCATACCAACCAATATTGGGCCAGTAGTGCTCGCAACAATATTGGTTGTTGCTGCATTATAAGTAATGTTATAAATAGGGCGATATGATGCAGAACTTCGCACTGGATCATAGGTAATGCTTATTGGGCGTTCACCAACAGAACTATTAAAGTATGGTAATTGATTTGCATTAAGAGCACCAGCCGATAACAATTCGGTAATGTTGGTCATTACACCTCCATCTTGAAGTGGTGTAATTGCAAGTGACGGTAACGCTGCTGCACCGATATTGTTAAACTGTTTGCCGCTACCATTATAACCATTCACAGCATCAAAGGTTATTTTATCACCACCATAAAAATTAACATCAGTGCTGGAAGGGTCGTTACTTGCGTTGGCATAATTCATTTCGATTTTAGCAGGCATTGTATTCGCTACAGGCACAAAGTCTGCACCAATAGTCAATTTCTCTTCTGATGCATTATAATTGAATATCGAATAATTTTGCTTTGATGAACTGAAAAACGTCCCAGTCATAATGATGCCATTCGGAGAAATAACTATACTGTTGATTTTACTGCCAGTCTTTTGTTCTGCCAAAATAGTGTTATCTGTTTTAAGATAAACAGTATTACTGCTATTCAAACCAAGTAAAGCAGTGCTTGAGTGGTTGTGAAAATTAAGTTTTGGTGATACAATATCTACGTTCTTATAGGAAGAACCGTAAACACCATTTGTAGCAATTTTTAAATACTCTTGATTGGGCGCAACTTCTGCGTTAATATAAGCACTTGCTGCAATTTTAAGTGAGTTAATATTGTTGGCAGCACCTTGCCCCTGTAAATATACTGGCGATGAAGAACCGTTACCAAATGTTAATTTGCTAGTGCCACGCTTTCCGCTATCGTTAAATTGATATATGTTACGAATAGAATACGCATACAATACATAAAACTGTCCAAAGTTAACTGCATCATAAACAATTTCTGGACTAAATCCTTTATTAACTGCATAGAGCGATGACAATGATTTTAAAGAAGCTGGTATTTCATATAATCCAGCACTAGTGTTATCGCCATCGGCAGTAAATGGCATAGGTATCCACGTCGGATTATTAAGTAAGTTTCTTTCATCTACACCGCCGTCCATCAATCCAGTTATCATACCCCCTAATCGTGGTGTATTTGTGCTTGGACGTGCTATTAAGTTTGGCAGTGAAAACTTAATGGAATAAATCAGGTATTGAGGAACTTGTGCATAAGAAAGTGCATCGAACGCGCTTAATCCTTTTAAATTATCCCATCCGATAACTGCGCGTGGTGTTGAAAACGCTGTTGACTCAGTGGGATAAAAGCGCACAAGACCAGATGGCGTTGTGGCTGCTGATTTCTGTACATCCAATGTATCTCGAATACCAGAAGCGTATATCAATGAAGTAAAACAAAATAATACTACTAAAACTTTATTCATTTTGAAATTCCTTATTGTTTGTTCTGTTTAATATACGCTTTTTATAGGCATTCCTTTTAGTAATTTTACGATAGTCAAGCCGGTTATAACCGCGCTTTTCTTGCAGTGGTGTTAATAACGTAGTTTCAAATCCAACTGCATTAATGGCCTCTTGCCTATATTGCTCTGCGTCCAAAGACTTTATTTTATTGAGAAATCCTTCATCATTTTTCAATGTAAGAGGAAAGAAATCATAGACCTTTTCAACAAGAAGATAACGAACCTGCCAGAACCATTCCAATATGTTTCTATACAGTTCAGGTGAATATGGTAGTAAGAAATTTTTGCGATAATACACGCCGTCGCATTCTTTCATAGCCTTATCGTATTCTTCTTCCGACAAGTCCAGAAGATTACAGCGATATACCTTTATCATTTTTCGTTCTTTACGGTGATTGCTGTTAATGTGTGTAACAAACCCCATAAAGACTTTATCCTTTAATGGATTTTCCTTTCTACGCTGATACACAATAACTGGCTGGCCTATTTTAAACGACATGTCACCTCTACTAAAACAAAATTCTTTTAAAAATTTTAAAGGAAGTATGCGTGTTATTTCATCATGATCAAAATATACGCAACTTCCTGCTCGATATGACCTCCATAATTTACTAATCTTCAATAGACATCCTTGCTGTTAATTTATATTAGCGTTATCTTATTCGTTACCCTCTTCTTTGTTGATTTAATAGTTTGACAAATTTTAACGCTTTTGATTGTAAGCTTAATAGATTTTCCATAGTGCCTTCATCAACCCTAGTGCTGCAATTAAAACTTGTATAATTGTCCATAATGGCGCTACTAACTCTATTAATATCCCATAGCGTATCTGTTTGGCCATTCGGGTATTTGATATTATATGTTGCGCCAAATTTTGTGATAACTGGTAAGTCTGTTTTAGTTATGCCAAATCGCTCTCTTTCGTTTTCTATTCTGTCTCTTTCAAGATAATTAGTCTTTTCACGTAGGAATTTTTTAAATCCATCAATTACTAAATATCCTTCATTCTTTTTTTTCTTTTTCTTAAATGTTTCAGGATTACGCTTTTGCTTTCTGGCAGTGGCATAGTATACACTTTTGCCTTTTTCCTTACCATATTCGTCCTGAAATTTTTTGATTATCTTTTCTGGCATAGACACTCTCCATTGTGTTTATTCTTATTGTCTTAAAACCAAATAATTTGATTTTCTTTATTTAACAACACGTTTTCGTATCGTGGAAGTTTTGTTATCTTGTAGGTATTCTTCTGCTTTCTTCTTGGCTAATTTTCTTAAGCGAATAGAAGCACTTCGTATTTTATCTTTGTTCATTAAAATAGCCATAGCGAACTGACAGATTGCTTCTCGCGCTTCTTTCGAGTCCTCCTCACCCCAAGAGAACAAGTCTATTGCTCTTGAAGAAAGCCGACCAATTGCTTCCTTCTCTCTTTGTGTCATCTTTTCAATAAGCAGATCATCACCAAATAGGTTATTAACCCAATTGATGTTGTCGGTATTAAACCGTATTGTGCTTTTAGTTTTCAAGATTAGTTCCTTGCTTCTTTTAGTCTTTTACGAAGTTCCTGTTTAATAGCTTTGGCAATTTTTCCCTTCCATGAGCTTGCATTGCTGAGAAAGTATGAAACAATCATTGTTCCTGTATCAAGATAGAACGTATCTTCTATTGACCTCAAACTATACATCGCTTGAATATACGGTTTTGCCGCATTATTTATTTTGCCATTCTTGCTCCAATCTTTAGATATATTCATCGCCAACTCTGCAATTGTTTTATTGCTATAATCATCCAATGGTGCTTCTTCATCCTGCATTGATAATTCTTCTGCTTCAAGTTCTGACTCAAGTAATGTATTCCAGCGGTCTAAAGAATTGACTGGTATAATATTTTTGACAGTTTTTGATGTTTCCATATATCTCCTTTGCAAAATAATTACAAGAAGTTCATTGAACCTCTTGTAATTTAAAACGATTAAAAATCATAGTATGTCTTTTATATTAAACCCATAACAAGAAACCAGCTTGGACTGCCATATTCATCCATTCCATCCAGTTCGACACGCTTACCAAAAACACTTTTTGCAATACCATCTGACTCCCAACTTCGCATTGTAGTAATTGATGGAGCTTTCTTAGATACCATGTATAAATACCCAGCAACAGAGAGCTTAAATTCCCTATCGGTATCAATATGTTTTGCCAACATTACTTTTAAGGAATTACTGAGAAATCCATTTACTTCAAATCTTGAGTTGGCATTAAAGGAAGTTCCGTCTTTTAACTTTATTGGTTTTTTGCTTATGAATGAGTATGTTTTCATATGAATTTCTTTTTAATTAAACAGTAAACGGTGGATTACTATATTCACTTACGCCAATCATGTTGCCCATTTCAACTTTATCATATTGAAAGGTCACTGTGCAATCGGCTTCGGCAGCAGTTTCGTAATTAACCGTACCACCTGTAACTTTAGATGGCCAAATATTTTTATATGTCCACTCTTCAATTGCTACACCGTGAGGATCCAACATCACCAATAGCCCTTCGCCAATATATTCTAGCTTATATCCCATTTTACCAGTATAAGGATCATAGACTGAACGTGACCAACTATAAAAGAACTTCATGCTGTTATAGTCGCTCATTGTGTCTGGTAGATTATTTTCTGGAACTGGGTTCATACCATCACGAAAAACAACATCAATAGTTCCAGCTACTTTTGGCTTACCTGCAAACATTTTTTCTTCATGGATAAACTTCACGGAAACTGGTGCCTCGGATGGTGTTATTTCTGGGCGGCTGGTACTCTTAACCATACCGACCATACCACGCGCTCTAGACATAATTGCGCTATTGGGCAATCCTGTCAATCTTCCGTCTGGTGGATATGCAATAAACAAAAATCTATTTTGTTGTTTTGGCTCATAACTACCCGTTACCGGCAAATTAAGATCTCCATATATACTTCCTGCTCGTGCCATAAATTTTCTCCTTTAAGGATTATTCAAATTTTCTATATTATTCTTCAAAATCAACACCAAGATTTCCACTACGATTGATAACAAACGTAATTTCTATCATTTCTGCTGCTTTTGTCGGAACAATAAATATCTTACCTGGCATTCTGTTTTCTGATCTTGCTTGATCGGTCACAGTTGTTTCATCCATTAACACCTTATACTCTTCCAGACCTCTACGACGTTGGACATCTTCTAAGAATGGCGTTACTGCTGCCTTCCACGCATTCCATGTAAATGCGTCATTAGGTTCAAAGACGAAATACATAGACACAGTTGAAATGACCTTGCGCAGATATAACAACAATCTACGAACATTAACACGGTCAAGTGCGGATGGCATTCTTTGCAGTGTGCGTTGTCCCCACACTATAACACCTTCTCTTCTAAAGTCAACGACGGAGTTAACTGCATTACCATTGCCATAGAGCATATCACGTTCACCAAGTGTCGGCACGTATTCTGTGTCTAACGCAATATCCAAGTGGCCTCTGCGCATACCAGCAGGAGCATACCAACTTTCGGCAACGTTATCGTTAAACGCATATTGTCCAGCAATGAGACCTGATGGCGGCACCCAGCGGTTCTTACCGTTATAGGTGTCATATACCTTAATCCATGGCCAGTATAGTGCAGCATAGCTTGAATTCAATGATGTTCCTGGCGACAGAGATGTTTCCGGTCCACCACGATATTCACCATTATGCCAATCAATTGCTTCTTGTGCTGACAGACCTTGTGGCGTATCCCAAATATACATAGCATCACCACGCGCTGCACACATTGCAGTTGCTTCAATACCCACTTGCCAATGTATTGCACCATAGTAAGGACAAATAATAGTGTTAATATCTATTTTTTCTGGAACCGCAAAAATATGTAATCCAGTTGCCCAGCCAGTTGTGCTATCAACTTCTGGTGTTCCTATTAACTCAGCAGTTAAGTCACCACTTACTGTTCCATCGCTTCCACCAGCTAAACGATATGTTCCCGCAACAGGAAATTCATATATTGGTTCATATGGGACATCTGGCGTTAAATCAAATGTTAGATATGATGATTTAATATCACCAATGTATGTATGCGTTGTGTCTTTCAGTGTTTCATTAAAGACAACATTAGAATAGCGTTCAACTTCATCATATTCAAGTGTTGTTTCGTTAAGTTCTTGCACTGATAAGTTGCAGCCTGTATAATCGCTGTAATAAACAACCAATCTAAGATTATTAGCCCATGTTCCAGCACTTGTCGCAGTAATTGAATCAATCACTGGATTTGTGTTTGCAGAAGCATCGGCGAGTTGACCACCATTACCGATACATAAGAAGTAATATGGAGCAGTTGGGTCTACGCCGACATCCAATGCGGCTTGTATATTTTCTGGCACAGCTTCGCTAATTTCATAGCCAAGAATTGAACCAAGATTATCTGTCACGTCCACCGATTCTGTGTAATACGTATCAAAATCTGTTTCTCCTTCATCACGGTAAAATACAATGGCTTGTCCAAATTTCATATCTACTGTATTATAATGTGAATCAGTCAGACTTAAATGCGGATTGATTGCTTGACACACTGCTACAATATAACCATTATAATTAATGAATTTAACCGGCGGTGCTGATGACTCCGAAGAAACCCATTTTGGATATGGCAGCGTTGGTGCTAATGGCGGTGTGATAAAGCTCAAACGTTCCCAGTTAGAAGCATCAGAAGTGACATTTAACTTAAGCGTATCGTTCAATACTTTGCACATCTTACCGACAGTATAAACACCATAAGCCGAGTCTGAGAAGTGCAGCTTGTAGTATGTATAGTAATTCTTAATGTTCTGACGCATTGTATAAGAGGTTCCAGCTTCGTCAACAGCATAGGACAAATCCAATTTTGCTTTTTGGCAATCCCATACTCTTTGAATGTTGCTATAACCATCCAATTCTCTTTCTTCGTCAATATCTTCGCCAATTCTTATTAACATTGTGTCGGCACCTGGACCAATTGTAAATGTGCCCTTGGTTGCGAATTGCAGTGAATTACCGAAGACATGTTGTGGTGTTGCGACAATAGTTTTACGTGTGCCAACTGCCCATGTTGTCTCTCCTGCATCGTTTGCAATACCAAGAACACTATAACAATTGTTGGCGATATAATCAACATACAAATCATCAGCCGCTTGAATACATACTGATGTGCCGTCAACAGTTCCATATGTTGATGCAATTACTTCACCATTTGGAGTTGCAGCATTAATCGCGTCAACAACTTCCTGTGCAGTAAATGACTTATTCGTGTCAAGATAAACTAACTCAGACCATATCAAATAACCACTTTCGTTTGGATTAAATATGGTGCTCTTGCTAACATCACTGGTTATAGCCATAGGTGTTGCTGTATTCAACTTAATTGAATAACGACAACCGGTTAATGGGTCTTCCGAGTCCGTATCGGCCACCTCATCAACCAATGTAGCTGTAATTAATCCAAATGCACCATAACTTCTATTTTCGTTTGGCTTGCGAACATTGCTACGGAATTGATAATTCAATGCTGTAACTAATTCGGCAGGCGTATAACTAACACCACCTGTGCCGCCAGATAGTTCAACATAGTTTTGCATACCACCAATGACGGATGGTAAGTCAAATGTTATTCTCTTAGTTGAAGCTGGTGCTATGATTAAAGTATCATTAATTTTTGCCAGTAACTTTTGCGCAAATCCAAGTGTTGCTCCATTGGCATTATTTGTACTGAATGCAAAATCATAATGAGAGCATAGCGTAATTCTTCCGCCAGAAACAATTGAATATACTTTCTTACCAGAAACAGTTGTTGACTCTGCCGTGGTAACTACATCGCTTGTATTAAATACCGGAGTTTCATCATAGCCAGTTTCAAGAGCAGTGTTAATCGCAGTTGAGAAAGAACTTGCATTGTGGTAAACACCCTTGGCAATAACATAAAATGCAGCAACTTGGCTGAGTCCAACAGTAATGTGGTCAAACTTCATTATGCGATTGGTTGAATCAATAACCACAGGATAATTAACCACTACATCAGCGGCTAATATTCTTACTGCGTCCAATTTTGCGACAATAGATTTGCCACCAGTAGTAAACTTCATCATATATGTATCTGGATCAATGCCAGTATAGTCACCAGCATTTTCACAGAACAATGGTGCTATTTTATATTGTGCAACTTCGGCATCGTTTGGTACTACACGAACAGTATATAATGTGCTACCCCATTGGAAATACTGTTCCGCAGCCAATGCAGTATATGGGTATGCCTCTTTTGGCTTACCGAATGTTGCCAACCATTGCGACATATTTGTTGACAGAACTGGTTTATTGACTGGACCACGTTCTGTAATGCCTAATAAACCAACAATGGTAGTAGATAGCTTAGGAGCATACTGTGAAAGATCCTTTTCAAAAGTGTATACACCTGGACTTAAATGAATGTTCATAAATCTATTCCCTTAATTTTGTTATAATTCTTCACCGTAATCTCTATTCCTTTTATTGGTTTTATATGTCGCATGTGAAGGAAGTTTTTATCACTTACTTTCTTTTACGAGTTTTTGCTTCAACTACGCCTTCTTCATCAACTAACCATGATTTTTCCATTTCTGCACGACCTCCAGTGCCTTTAAGAAAACTCTTAACTGAGCTAACAAAATCTTGAATTAATCTATAAAGTTTTTCTGTCATAACCCAAGACTCCTTATCAAGATTCACAATAGTCTTCTTGTTTACGGAATATAACTTGTCCCAATAAAAACCTTCTGCATCAGTTATATCTATAAAAACTTTATACGCATTCTTGCCCTTTAACATTTCTTTTACTTTCATGAAATATGATGAAACTTCAACCATCTTTCCTTTAATCATTTTATTCTGGATTAATAGTGTTTTCATATCACCCTCAACACCTCGTCCAGCATCTGAAATATTCCACTTATCACCAAGTTCTTCTTCAAGAGCGTTTCTTAAATTTGTTTCAAATGTTTTAATCACTTTATCTTTTATTTTAGCAGCATTTTCTTCAGGAGTTGGATAATTTTCCCCAACTGCTTCATTTACTTTTTTTTTTGGTTCTTGACTCAAACACTTCATCATTTTCTTCATCAACATCTTCTTCGACTTCTTCACCAATTTCATCTTCTTCTTCTTCGGCTGCATCGGCAAGTGCTTCTGCTTCTTCTGGCTCACCTTCTTCCTCTTCGATTTCAGAAAGAGCATTCATCACTGTCGCTTCAACTTCTTCTGCATCAATACCAAATTCTTCTGACCATAATGCAATCTGGTTTTTCACAACATCAACACCAAACTCAGTTGACTCGCCCCCTTCGACATCTTCAACTTCTTCATCTGGTGTTACTTCATCACTTTCCTCTTCTTCTGGTGGTAATGACGTATCAGAGGTTTCTTCATCTCCTGCGCCGTCAAAACTTGAAGTTTCATCAAATTCTTCTTCTGGAAAAGTTCCGTCTATTTCGTTGAGAAGACCAATTGACTCTTCAATAATGCCTTTAATTCTTGATTTCCTTTGCATGTCTATTCTCCTGCATGTGTTAATAGTTCTTTTCTACAATTCAGATTAATTTATTTTCTATTTCCAAAAACTTCGTCCCTATCTTTCCTATCGTTTAACATATCAACAATATCATCAACAGTTCCCTCAAAGCCTGGTTCAAAACCACGTTTTGAAGTATTGTCTTTTACATAATGGTCTATCCACAGTATGTCCTTATCCGCAATAAGCCATATATGATATGTTTTTCTATCAATTTTAACAATTGCATAAGGTCCTTGATATTTATCGAATCCTTTTACATCAATTAATTTTAATCTATCTGATGTTCTTTTCTCAATTTCAGCCACTAATTTTTTAAGATAATTCTTTTGAGCGATCCCTTCTTCATCATCCTCCCATTCACCAGTTTCTCTTAACAATGTTTTATTAAATACACGATCAAGTAAATTGCGTGACTCTTTAATTATATTCTCGAATGTGTGATTATTCATGTTCTTCTCCATGTTTTAATTTTACTTACTGCTTCATATAGTTGATAATATTATTTGTCCCAGAATAGTCACCAACAATTTGTTTTCTAAATCCAGTAAAATCTCTTCCCTTATCATAAATCCACCATGCACGATTGACTGAGCCATGGTTTAAAGCAAATGAATTACTAACAGACAGTGATCTCCATGGTGTAGCACAACCATTTGTTACAAGAACAATTTCTGCTTGATTGGGCGTATCAAAACCATAGCCAGCTAAACCTTGTGCTATAGTTTGATAATTCGTGCCTTCATACTGTATAATTGATGCTGGAAAAGAAGAATAGTTGACTGTATTTGTTAATGTCATTTGCATAAAAGGATCCTTCCATACTACTAACAATAAATCCTGTGTAGTATTACCAAATCCAAAAAGAACAATAGGAGGATTAGTCATCACTCCAGTGAATGTATGACCTATACGTAAGCCTGGAACATCTGTATATGGGTTAGCGTTTCCATATGTGTCATATGTTAATCGTACATATGCTCTGCCGACAGCAGATAAAAGTGTGCTTACATTCATTAAAGAATTTGAGCATGTAAAAATGTTATTATTAATAGACTGAGTTATCGAATTATTATATAGCGGAAGTTTTACTCCATACCAATATGCCTTCCACATTGATGATTGTTGAACGTCGAATAAAGCTGCCAAAGAAGGAGAGTTTGAAACGACATATCTACTTCCAATATGATGCGACAAATTAGTTAAAAATGCTGCTATGTTTATTGCAGCATCGTCGGTATCTACGTCATCATATAATAGATAATGGCCAGGGGCAGTTGGAGAAGCGCCAGTGCCATTAGTTGTAGTGATACTAATTATAACTCCTGCCGCATTTGTTACTTCATAAATTTGGCCGAACAATACAACTCCAAATGTGTTATAAACCATTAACGCTACGGCTAAAGCAAAAATCTTTTTCATATTCTTAATCCTTGTATTATTTTAAACAATCTGTTAAATATACGATAAATATTTAAAATTCCTCTTCTGTTAATTTTGCCGTCATAATATAAGTATACGGCTCTCCAAAGAATACGTTTTCTGTATCTCGAACTACTTTTGATATTTTGTAAACTTTATCGCGGCTGTCTATAAACTTATCGCCTTCATGTGGTTCTTTTCCATTAGTCTTTTCTTTAAAGTGCTTTGCATTACAAGCAATATTCAAATCTTCATCAAGACCACTTAAACCAAACTGCATCAACTCCATAATAATATCTTGTGGTGTGTAAGAACAAAATATCTCAACCGGCGCATCATATACAGGATTTGGACTGTCGCCAAAAATCTCATCAACTTGTGTATCAGACACTCGTAAACTTTTATAAAGAACTGGTGGGCAACCTATTCGATTGATCTCTTGCGCAACACTATTGAAAAAGCTAAGGTCATTACTTCGTTCTTTATCCCAAAAACGAAACTTCTGATTGTTTTTATCTATATCGTCTTTAAATGGCATATTAGAACCAATCTTTAAATTCTCTCATAAGTTTTTTAGTAAACGATTCGGTGCTTTCCTTTTTCACTTCATCTGATTTGTAGTAATTACCCGATGGTGTTACCTGACGCTTCTTTGACAAGCTCTTCTTGGCTGGCACACTCAATTCACGGTGAGAGTTTTTCGCAAGAATGTTGGAGAAGTAAATATGGAATAAACGAGTATCGGCATCATCTGTCTCAAATTCCTCGATTTCATATTCGCCATCTTTTACGCCAATCATTGTAAGAAACTTATCGGCGCATTTGCTTAATGATTTTTGATCGCCATGTGTTGTTACTACAGCAGTAAAGGATAAATCATTGTTATTAATAGAAACCGCAGAAGACACAAAGTCTGGATCTTGTCTGCATACTTCCTTGAACACTACACAAGCATCAGAAAGTTGTGTCATTATTCTACGTTTTGGTTTGGCATCATCTTTACCTGTTGTTGCACCATCCGTATCAGTCTCTTTGCCCTTGTTCCACGTTGGTATAGTGTCTTCACCAGGGTGTTCATCTTCTTTTGCTGTTAAACTATTATACCATTCATTCTCATCCATGTCCAAATCAACATTACTTTCTTGATATTTGTTAATGCTTTTTGGTGTAACTCGTGGTTCTACGTCTTTTTTACTCAATCCTGCTTCTTTTAGCAATGAGCCATAGGTATCTGGCAATACTGTTTTAACAGTTCCTTCTTCAACATCTTCTTCATTCAAGTTTACTTTTTCATTACGTAGTGCTTCGTTGATCATACGCATTTCATCGTTTAGAGTATGCTCTGTTGAAGCAGTTATTGGAGTCAGATCTGCCAGACCCCCTACTTTGCCATAAGATTTGCCTTGTATTCTCTTGGCCAATTTATTTGTGCCTGATTTTATTGCGCGTTGTGCAAGGCCTAACCCACCTTCCTTTTTAGCAACATCTATTAAATTTGAAACGGTGTCCAACCCAAAATAAACATTATCTTTTTGTTCAGCAATTTTTCTTTTAACATCATTGGTTAATGGTTTAATCATTGATGGTTGAATGCCTACTGTAAATGATTTTGCTCGATCAAAAAGCATAGCAACTATCTCAAGCGTATTTTCTATTGTTTTTTGGTTTATTTTTGGAGTTTTAGTAATAAGATTTTCTCTAACAAGTTTAATAAAATCCATTTTATTGCCACCTTCATCACTGTACTGTTTAGCCTTTTTCACTATATCCAAAACCCATGCATCTACATCAACGGGGGTCGTAGCCGGTGCGGGTGTTGGTGCGGACGTAGGTGTTGGTGCTGGCGTTGCCTCATTAAGGTTCATCGCAGCAATATATGTTTCTTCTATCGGTCTAAAAATATCACGCAGTTGCTTCTCGTCTCGAATAAGATTATCGGCAATTCTTTCGCGGCCTCCCATTTCAGTTGGTTCTTCTCTTGTTTCTGAACCTTCTTCTGAAGCGCGCTCTATTTCATTACGTAATGCAGTGGTATCTTCTTCGCCTTCTCCTTCTGCTGACAAGTCTGGTAATTCAGTTTCTTCATTATCACCAGTTATTTCTTCACCTGTGCTCTCACTTTCTTTGTCGCTTAAATCAATACTGTTGGCACTCACAACTGCTTCATAAAGATATTTGAACATTTGATATAAGTTCTTATTCGCCTTTACTGCCTGTATGATGTTTTTATCTGTCTTAAGAATAGCTTCGCTTTTAGCATTAATATCAATATCAGTCACACCAACTGCCATGATCTTTGCAGTCATATCAACGACTTCTGGATTTGACTCTTTATATTCAGCAGCCCAATGAACAATATCTTCGCCATCATTTTTGCGCAATACTAAGCGACAAAAACTTGTAATGAAACTTTCTTCATCTGTAATTGACGGGCGTATATAATCAATTTTTGCTTCTGCCAGCACAACACTGTGAATACGCTTTAACCAATACATTCTAGGTTTATTATTGTTCATGTTTTGTTTCCTTACTGATTAAATCATGGTTGTAATGATCCAAATATTGATTTTTGCTTTCCTCGACAGCCGTAACGGGAATTTCCCAAACAGTTTTAACATCATGTAATGGTTCTTTTAACCATGCTTTACAATCTATACTATAGCTCCAACGCAATAAACGCTCTTCAGATTGAGATAAATTTTCTAAAGTGCTCTCATCATTAACAGATTTTAATTCCAATCGGCATAAGCCATTATTCACTGAAATATACGAAATCCCTCCATGATGGAATTGTTTTGTCATTCTATAATTAAATTGGAACATATCGTCATACAGTTTTCCCCACATTGTCACCTTAAACGAAAGAGTAACGGGAATATCTGCATTCTTCATTTGAATGTTTTTACCATCACTATTCAAATCACATTTATAAATATAGCCAATTGCCTTATGCGTGTGTGGTATATATCTACTATAGTCTGGTGCTATATTTGTCAATGCAACCGACACCATTGGATAATCAGCTTTTGAGTTTCTTAATGGTTGCAACATTTCCGCATATTGGCGTAATGATTGCACAAAGAAAACTTTTATATCAATTGGTGTATTCTTGCCACGATTTATTTTATACCGTGACGACCATTCAACCATCGCAGTAATATACTCTTTTAACCCAGGTTCAAAGAGTAACTCATCTTTGTCTGGTATCAAACCATCTTCATATGACTTATCTGCAAAGAACGACTTACATCTATTCTTAACGTCTTGAAACTTTTGGCAATCTTCTATACGCACTTATTTCCTTGCGTTTTTTCTTTTGTTCTTTTTACTTATCTTAACATTTTCATTAAGCTCTTTTGCTTTACGAATATCAAACGTTTCTCCTAACACCGCATAAAATCGGTTAATTGACTCTTCTTGTAAACCCTGTAAGCTATCCTCAACTTTCTCCATACCAATAGTGTTTTGTTGAGGATATTTGATTGATACAATACGTTGATATAGTGTTCCCCAAAATATTTCTACACCAACTTCCTCTTCAAGTTCTCTTACATTGATAACTTCTTGACCAATAGGCGGTACTTTAAATAATATTTTGGTATTCGCCTCATTGTTTTCTATATCAACTTTCTTTGCGATTATACTCATAAGGTCTGATATTTTTTCTGGTAATTGACCATCAAAATCATTCATTACTCTTCTTCGTAACCCAAGACCTTTATCAATATCTACAGGAGGTATTTTTTCTCCAATTTTAGGTTTTTCTTCTTTTTCAGGTGGCACTCCTGATTCACCGCCTTCTTTATCATCCTCACCTTCTTCTCCCAAATCTCCAATATCTGCACCACCTTCTTCTGCGTCTGTATCCCCTTCGCCGCCTTCTGTGCCAGTAATATCGGAAGGCTCTTCTTCATCCGATTGTTGTCCTTCTGGTGCATCCGAATCAGGTAACTCTGGTGTGTTTGTAGCTTTCTTTTTCTTAGCAGCGACTTTATCAGCTTCCTGTAGCAGGTGTGTTTCAAATTCATTCATAAAAATATCCTCATTAGTGTTTACCATATTTTCCCTATTTTATCATGCAGTTAATCGTTAATGGCGCGTTGCCGGTTGGTTTGTTGAACGATACATCAAAAAACATATTCTTTCCTTTAAAAATATTTTCCAATGTCGTTATTACCTCATCTATTAAAACCATACCAGTATTCGAAACTTCTACATCATATGTTACTGTATCATCAATTTTCGTTATATTGATTATTCTACTAGTAAACTCCTTATTTGCCTCCAAACACTTTGCTGCTTCTTCTGTTGCTACAACCTTAATTTGTTGTATGAGTTTCTTATCGAAAATCTTATTTATATTTTTAATATCAATGGTAAACATTATCCACCAATGACTCTTACTGAAACTCTACAATCACCAGCATCAGCAGTTACATCATGCCCAGTTTTTGTAAGAGGAAATCTGTTAATGTAAATATTTTCTATCTTGCCACCAATGATCATAGCATCATATACCAAAGAACCAGTTACATCTGTATAGGCACTGTTATGAAACTTTGCCGCTGCATCACTAACTGGCGTAATTGGTGAACCTGACTCCATGGCTGTAACGATTTGTGAGGGCACATTCACCTTTACTTCAACGCGCTTGCCTGATGTCATAACTTCAATCATCACAAATTTAACTCTACCATTGAGCGGTGGCGTTGAGTTGATGTAGGACATGTCAACCTTAAATACTTCTGTGTTGACAGATAATTCAGCAGCATCAACTTCTGGAATGACAAAAATAGGAGCAGCTTGTTCATCGGCAGTATAATTGTAGGTAAAACGTTTTAACTCTTCTTGAAGCGTTCCAACTGTTTTACTTAATGTACCTGTATAAGTATATGTATCTGACATTTCTTTCTCCTAATAAAATTAATATATGCCAACTTCTTTTAAGCTATTGGTCAACGCTATAAACAATGCTGAATTTGTGCTCGCTATAGCATCAACATATGCTTTTGTAGCCGCTGTTGATGCACTTGCAGGAGCAGCAAGGTTTGTAATAGTATAACCGTTTGCATTCAATATACCGGTTAAGTATGTGCCAACGCTATTCGTTTGACCTCCTGGTGTTACAAAACCTTTTTCCGTATGTGATAAGGTTGTACAGCCGACAAAAAACAAGCAAAGTGTGCAAATAATTAAGTTTTTCATATTATCCGATTTTTGGGGAAGAGGTTATCGGTGCTGGTGGTGCTGAACCTAAATAGCCGGTAATGGGGCTATTTAGATCATTTGTCCAACCGTTAATTCTTGCTTCTAGCTTAGATAAGACAGTCAATATACTTTCTTTATTGAAATCATCAATTTGATATTTTAGCATCAAGTTCATTATGTCCGATTTAATTTTTTCTAACTGTTGATTATCATCTGGTGTATTGTCTTCTGGAAATTCCTCAACAGTTTCTTCTTGTTCAACTTCTGTATCATCATCAAAACTCGATTCTTCTGGTGTGGTTTCTGGTGTGGTTTCTGGTGTGGTTTCTGGTGTGACTTCTGGTGCAATATCTTCTGGTGCCGCTTCACTTGGTAGTTCTTCCAGACCATTATCGGGAAGCTCATCGCCCATTTGTCCAATATCCAGTTCTTCACTGCCTACAAACCATAACTCTTGTAATAATTTCTTATCCGATGTTGACTTAATGAACTCATATAAATCATCTTTCTTTTTTTGTTCCATGACCTTTTCTCCTTTTGAACCTTTATCACCTATTGTCGTTGGCGCAATTTCTTCACGTATTTTGTTTGATAAGTCAATGAGATTGTTTAATTCCATTGGTTGTAAACCGATATTTCTGCCACCACTATAATCTTTCATGTTCTTTATGGAGCGATAAAATGACATTCCTGTATAACCCTTACCATTATCGTCCATACTTATTGACACATATACACCAACATTATTATCAAACATACCCATTAGAGTAGCTTCTCCACCGACTGCTGGCCCACCTTTAATTGAAGAAATTTTATGAGGATGAAGATTAAGCAGCTTACCCAATTTGATTAACTTTGCACAAGTGCTTCTATGCCATTTTTCCTTAACCTTAAAAATCTTCTCTTGTCCTTCAAAATCTTGTTTTTCTTTTACCGCATCAGGGTCTTTACTCCAAAACTTATCCATAAAATTATTAAATTGTGCCATATGTGTGTTTTCCTTTAAATATTAATCCCACCAAAATCGAACAAACTTACCTTTCGGAGTATCTTTTATATCACATTCATTGGCATTTGTTTTCTTTGCTATTAATTTCATTCTTTCGACAACATCAGGCAGCGCACTAACATAAATAACTACTGAATATTCTCTGCCTATTATTATTTTAACATTTTCATTATTGATATGAGAGTTGAAAACGTTGCAAAATTTTATAAGACTAAAATCGTTATATTCAACGTCAAGCTCTTCTGCAAACTTCAATAAACTTTTTGGTGTGAACTCTTTACTCAGTTGCGCAAAAAGCTCATCGCCGTTCAATAGTTTATGTATGTCATCAACTTTATCGGAAGTCAATGCATTTACCGACTCGTTTAAAACATTATTAATAAAACTTGCAAAAATGTTTTTGATCATATTATCCCACCAACATAATAGCCGGATTGCGCCATGAAGTTAATTGTTCCATTAATTTATCTTTCATTTCTTTACCTTCTGCAACTAAATCTGTGCGAAGACTTATCTGACTTGCGGCACCACCGGCAGCACCAGGAATATTTCCATTATACTTCTGGTAAATGTTGCCAAGTATTTCCTTACAACACGCTAATGTCCAATCTTTAATCCATAGGTTATACAATGATGTTGATTGTAAATCAACCTTGGGCACATACATACCGCCAATTGTCATTTGTATATTCGGCTTAGGATATATTCGTATTTTTCGATTTGGTAGATTTTCCCAAGAAAATTCATACCCAAATGTTCTACCTAAAAACTTGAGATATGATGTTGCGTTGAAGAAGCCAACACCATTTTTAAACATGTCTATTGTTCTTCCTTGTGTGTTGAACAATAAAATTAAATCATCTGCAAAGCCAAGACCGCCCAAATCAATTGAAGTAAGGAAGTTTTGGCGGTAACATTGAAACACATAATCGCAATCTTCCGGTAACTCATATTCAGATTGGCCAGGTACTGCGGTTATGGTAAAATTCTTATAGAGGTCTTTATTGCCTGCAAACTTTGAAAATCTTTCCAGAGCATCTTTTATGCAAGCGATGATTTGTTCTTCGCGCAATTCAACATCAATAACAGGATAGCCTAAATGCGTAAAGACCCATGATAGTATTGCATCATATGTTGATGTATTGTTTGTTATTGCTGTCGCCATAGCTTACTTCTTCTTTCTTGTTTTTTTGATTTTTTTGAGGGAGGGTTTGTCGGCCTCCTTGGAAACCTCTTTGTTCTCCTCTTTACTACAAACTTCTGTATTAACCTTACTCTGTGTATCTATATTGCGAGGTTGATTTTGTGAAACAGAAGCCGACAAACCCTTTATTGACGAACTTTTCGACAGCACAGTGTTTGCTTTGATTAACACTTTCGGACGACTACTTATATTTCTTTTAATTACTGTAAGAATGTGTGGAGCATATTGTTCATAATACTCATCTAAAACAATACTCGAATTTTTATCTATAATAAGTTTACCGCCATTTTTTGATGGTAACGTTATAGGAACATTCGACGTATTGTTAAATTTATACTTCATTATGGGATTATGGGATAGTAACAGTCAACACATCCTTGAACTCAACATGTGACACTTTGCCGTTATCACTAATACAAATTAGTGTTGGCGCATCTCTCTTCGTGCTTGGGCCAATTGCAAGAAAGCCAACTCTGCCAGACGCATTTGCATCATATTTTGTGCGTGTAGCAGCTACGTTTACTATAGTAATAGTATTGGTAGCTGGAAGACTTACTGTATTGGCTCCTGTAATTCTAACGCTTGTAACAACAGATGTAATTGCACCTGTTCCATTTGTTAATATAACAGTTGTCGCGCTAGTCGTGTCTTTCGTTGGCTTGCTCACCCAAAGTAAATCTGATAAACCTACTAATTTTGGTTTGCCTGCCAAGTCTACCGCCAGCAACTTGCCACCATCAGTCCAACCTAATGTTGATTGATATAAACCAACCAACGGCGAACCAATCAAGTTTGACAATGTTCCAAGCGATGGATTAAATCTACAATAATTAGTGCCAGCAGCAATGACATATTTTGTCGTGCTTACCTGTGCCACACCCAAAACACCCGTTACTGGACTTGAGAGCCACGTTGTAACAGGAGCAGGCGCAGCAATAGCAGCAGTCGTTAATGCCATTACCGCAACAATGATTAATCTTTTCATATTTTGTTTCTCCATAGTTTTATGATAGGGAGGGAGAAAACCTCTCCCTCCCTGTATCGTTATTGTTTACAAACTGATTATACTAAACTATGGGTTCCCGTCAATTGATTCTTACCGCTGGTGTAACCTGGCAGACCGCCGATTGTTGCACCATTCAATTGTGTAGCAACTGGAGCATAGTAGTTCGTAAATGCTTCCGGTGTGTTGGTTACGCTAATTGAAGCATAGAAGTTGTAGCCGCGCTTTACCAGCAACTTGCCGTAACGTGTCACAACTGCTTTCTTGCGGGTTAAATCTCCTGGATCGGTTAGTGTTTCAATCTGTGTTACTGGCACATATGGACAATAGACATAACCTACATCCATGAACGATCCACCCTTATAACCCATCAGAATTTGATTGTTATAGGTCAGCGGGTCTTTGATGACCTTGATTTGGCCATTCAATGTACCAACAGACTCAATTCCTAAACCACCCTTGTCTGCATCTGCACCACCGTTATACTTAAAGATGTTTAGAGCTTCAAGACGCGCTGAAAGCACCGGACTCATAATGGTCCAGTTTCCAGCACCACGGAACGTTCTGCGATAGATTTGATTGGCACCAGCAAGAATTGTCGTTGCTAATGCAGTTGCCAAATCTTGATAGTGCAGACCTAAGCCTGAACCACCAGTCGCAGTGCCGACGCCAGAAATGTTTGCAGTTTGCCAATCGTGAACCATTGTGAAACCAACGTTGTTGCGAAGGTCCGTAATGATTTCGCGGTCAATTTCTGCTGCAAGCTCTGACGACATAACTGTTACTAACTCTTTCTCAACATCAAGATTATGGAACGCCTTCATGTCTTGTTCGTTCTCGATTGTCCATGCAGTCTTCAACGCTTTCTTGGTTGCATTAACTGAACCTTGATAAATTCTCAGTTCCATTTCTGGAATTGGGAAGTTACCGCTGTCGTTTGCACCAAAAGTTGCATCGCCTTCTGCGTTATACTGATGACCCGTTGCGCCTGTTACGCCAACTTGATAAGTATAATCAGCATAAATCTCAACATCTGATGTGCTGACTGTTACGCCAGTGAAATCAAATGCTGCATTAGACAGAGAAAGTGCAGCAATGAACCCAAGACCAGTTGTATAGGTCTTCGTGCCGCCATGGTTAGTTGCGGTATAATACTCACCATCGGAAATAAGGTCATTCAAATATAGAACTTGTTCACCGAAAAATTGGCTCTTATAAAATACTCTTAAAACAATCTTATTAAGATCGTTAATTAAACTGGCTTTCAGTGTCTCTAGTTTTGCATTACCTGCGACTTTCTTTGGAGAAACTGACAGGTCAATTGTTAAAACGCTGCCCGCACCAGAAATACTGTCACCAGTTCCTGGGGTAATCAACTCATTGCGAGTCATGGTTGACGCATAGGACTCGTCCAGCGCAAAGCGACCTGGACTATTCCATGTTAAAAGTTCACCGTTTTCCGCTGCGTCCGATGTCTTGTCTGCTCCATACAACGTCTTTCCAGTTGGTGAGTAGTATTGCATATAAAACACTACACCCGATGGCGATGTCATAGGTTGGACTCCCACGATATCATTCGCAATAATGTTTGGATACACGCGACGAATGATTGGGAAAATCGTTGTTGGTAAACCGGTTACATCTGCGGTTGTGCCAACTTCGTTTAACAGACCATTACGTTCCATATACTGACGTTGGTTCTCTAAAAGAACCGCTGTGTTGTAACGAACGGCTGGGCTTGAAATACCCTTGCCAGCATTAAGGATATTACCCCAACGCTGTTCGAGAATTGCCGCAATTCTCTTGTTTACATAACTGTTTGAAGTAGCCATAGAGTTAAACTCCTTTATTGTAATTTGTTATTAGATTATAGCTCTACTAAGTCTATAATCTTACTTTCAAGTTTTGAATCAATTGAAACACCACTATTTACAGTATTGCGCACAGTTTCAACAAGTTGTTCTTTTTCTTCCTTGCTGTCGTTGCGCTCAATAATAGGACGGCGTTTCTTTTCCAAAACTAACTTCTTTGCTTCCAAAAGTTTCTTCGAAAATTCTTTGTTATCACCAACATCTTTAACCTTATTGGCAACTATTGAACGTTCTTCATCTTTAAAATTTCTTGTTTCTTTAAGAAATTGAACGCTTTTTCTCAAGTTGTTGTTTTCCAATGTAAGTTTCTGCACTGTTGCGTGAAGACTATTGACTTTCTCACGAAGATCTGAAACATTGTCTGATATGGTAACTTTTTTGGTGTTGTAATAATCAACTGCCTTCTTGAAAAGTTTCATCACACGCTGTTCTTTCTCTTCTTTTTCGTATGACTCTTTAATTACTCCCTTGACATCGCCGATAATACTGTTGAAAAACTTGTTCGCTTTTTCGATAAGCGTTTCTGTCTTTTGTTCAGACTTCTTACAGAGTGATTCAATCATATTCTCTTTTGATTTTAGCTTTGTCCCAAAATACTCTTCTGCTTTGCCGATGATAAACTCTTTTTGTTCTTGGAGCTTCTTTTGTAGAAGTGCTTCACTGAGCTTTGTATGAGCTTTGATCTTGCGCATCAAAAAGCCTTTTTCGTTTTCAGCTTTCTTGACGTTTTCCGTAAGAGTAAGAATTTTTTGATCCTTCTCCTTTACTATGGAAACAATCGCTGACTCAATTTCCTTGACGCCTTCTGTTCCAAGTTTTTCTGTTAAAAACTGTTTGATATCCATTACGTTTCTCCTTATTAATTTAAGGGTTATAAACAACAATTAAATTGTTGCGTTGTTTCTCTACCTCTCGTTATCTCAAGGTAGGATATTTTCCAATATTCTTTTCTTACTTCCAATCAGATTCGCTATTGACTCATTAGCTATCTGTTTAAAATCTTTTAACTGGTATAATTATTCTCCAGTTATTTGCTTAATATACTGAATTAATGCTTTTTTCGTATCAATATCTTTTAATCCATAGCTTTTTGCGCAATGCAGATATTTTTGCTTTGCTTCTGCTAATGTCATAACGCAACCACCAACACTTGGCTCGCCCACAAAGTCCCAGCAAATCAAATCTAAATCTTGTGCGACTTCCAAACACCCTGGAACTTCAGTGCTTTCAAAAACACTTCCCATGGCACGACTGGACACACCAACAGTTGCTCTGCAATTGAACAATTCTTTAAGCAGATTTCCATTTGGTGTTGTTAAGATTTCACTTTCTCCAACAACTTTATCGCCATCCATTTGCAATTTGGTTGTCAATGCACATACATCCTTAAGTGTAATTTCACCAGTGCTAGGATGATCTAACTGACTGAACAAACTTCGTGACTCTATTTTGTTCTGAAGTTTGGCAATCTCTCGCTCTAAAATATTTTGACGATAAATTCTTTTGTTGGCATTAACAACGTTGGCTTGTTGATACATGCCGCGCACTTTCGTTAACTTTATACCATTAACATTCTCAGTAAACAGTTCTGGTGTAAACAAATTCGTTTCTACCAATAATGTTTTTTCCATAATCTATTCCCTTAAAAATTAATATATGCAAGCACAAATACAGTTATTAAAAGCATAGTTGCCATAAGTCTCTTTAATCGCTGGAAATGCACCAGTGGCATTGTCGCTTTTTTGCATATCATATTTCATTAATATCTCATCTTTTGGCACTGGACAATCATCTTGCCAGCGCATCGTTTTTACCTGCCAGCCCGTTGTATCAACACCACGTATATCAACACCGTGGAAAACGTTGAGCCTGAAAGCTACTCTTTTAAGGTCGTTGGCATATCTCCAGCCACTAACATTATCGCTTTGTAATTTATCTCTGCGAATTTTTTCTAGCAAGACATCTTGAAGTCTTTTAAATGGTTCTACATCTTTTTGTTCATGCAGTGTCAATGTAATACCATCTATATGACGTAGCACACGCATTGTTTGTGGCAAATCATCAACTTTGGCAGTATACAAATACACTTTTGTCTTTTGAGAAGCCGCCTTAATATTATCAGCTACTTTCGTAACTAAACCAGGTCGTAACATAGGTTCTCCACCAGTAAGCACAACACTGCGAAAGTTTTTATACATTGACTTATGGCAAACAGGAAGATTTTCAATATCATACTGTTTGTTGCAGCACTTTTCACAATTGCGGTTACATGCAGAGAATAATAAGAGCCGTAACGACGTCGGATGTTCCGATGTAGTGTTTGGCAGATATTCGTTTAGAAGAAATTCTTTAAAACTTTTATTCATATGCTATGAATGAAGTTTATTAAAAATCGAAATTGTTCCATATCTAAATGGTTTCTCCACTCATAGACTTTGTTAATAGCCGATTTTTTAGTTTCCAATTTTGATAATTCAAGCATTTTATCAACAACATTTAATTTTTTAGCAGTAATCATGTTTACTGACACAGCATAGTCTTTATTCATTAAAGTATTGTCTTCTAACAATTCGCGTGATTTATTAATGATATTTTGAAACGTTGGCATATTAACAACCTAATGTTTACAAATTATTTTCTTCTTTGCCATCAAGTTCGCCAAATACTTCATCATTTTCTTCATTCACTTCATCAGTATCTGCCACCGAAGGATCTCTACCCTCCAATTGATCAAGCACAGACTTTAGTGTTTCCGCATCAGACTCCTCAACCGCACTAACAATTAAATCATACATCTCATGTTCATCACGTGGAATCTCTTGTCCATCATATCCAAACGCATCAAGTATCAACTCTAAGTCTTCGCCAGGACTGCCTTTTGCTATCTTAATTATCCTTGCGCCATATTCATCAGACTCGTCGGGGTGAATTGGCGACTCATTCAATTTTTTTTTTGACTCTGCAACTGGTGCTGGTTCTTCTGCCTCTTCTGTTTCCTCTGGTGCTTCGGTTGTTTCTTCACCCATCTCTTCTTCGTTTTCTTCAGTCTCTGTATCTTCTTTTTGATTTTCCATATATTCATAAACAAATTTGGCGATTTCAGAAACACGCTCGCCATCAATTTGATCTTCTTCTTTCATCGCCTCAAGATCGTGGATCATGTCTACAATCTTTTGCGTATCAGTTTCAACTGTTTCTTCTTCGTCTGTGTCACTAAGAATATCTTCCGTATCATCTTCAGTGTCCATCGGCTCATTTTCTTCATACGCGATAACGTCTTCGTCATCAATGTTCTCAAAGATCTTCTTGATAATCTTTGCCTCTTGAACTGGTTCTTCATCGAATAAGTCTTCTCCTTCTTTTGTTTCTGAGCCTTCTGGAACTTCTTCTGTCGGCTCTTCGATTGGCTCTTCTGTTGCTTCTTCCTCACCTTCTTCTTCACCAAATATTTCTTTATACTTCTCAAAATTAATTTCTTTTAACATATTCTTCAATAAACTGATATACTCTTCAATATCATCCGCAGTATATTCATAGTCCTCTGAAGAATTTTCGCTGGTTGCATCTTCAACATCTGAATCAACAATTTCCTCTGTATCACCATTGTTCTCTGCTTCCTTGGCCGCAGCATCTACATCAACATTACGGCCTGCATCTTCAAGCAACTGAACTTTACGCGCAACAGAAACAGCATTATATACTTCCGCTCTTTTAATCCCATCCAAATCTTCATAAATATGTTTTAAGAATTTTTGAATATTCGACTTTTCTTTTTCAACCAGTATAGCGTAAATCTTATCAGACACCTTTTCGATTGACTCATTGGAAATCTTGATAAGTTTGCTCTTGGCGACTTTATCTAATCCCTTGGTGATATCTGCACGAGTAATTACCCATGGAAATACCAAGTTGTCAACAAATAGTTTTGCCGACTCGATAATATCTTCTTTCTTGTCTACGGCACTGTTCAGTATTTTTTCAATTAGAGGCACTTGCGCTTTCTTTTCCACAATAGACTTGCGCGCCTTGCGGACATTCCATGTAAACTTATCCTTGAAGTTTATAGAAGCAACAGGAGCAAGAGATATTTCAACACTCTTACCTTCTTGTAGCTTATAGGGAACAAATAGCAATGAATTTGCATTATCAATACTCATCTTTTGCAGTTTTGTTAGCTTCTCCCATTTATGTTTAATAGCTTCCATCAACTTATTGCTTATCTTCTTTCTGTTCACTAATGAGTTTGCTACTACACTGGCATGAACGTTTGCTTTAACTGTTTCCAAAGATTTTGTAAAAGCAACTTTATTACGAATTGCATCCAATAACTCTTGCTTATGTTCATAAGGATCACCATTGTTTTCTAATGCTTCAAAAATTTTCTTCAATGGTGCTTGTAAATAATTGTCATTAATAGAGACCTTTTCAATATTATCAAGAACAATAGAGTTCTCATTAAGCACATAAGAACATAGATATGATTTTGACTCTTTCATGTCATACAAAAATACTCTGTCACGAACAAAGCTAAATGGTATTAATGTTGGAGCATATTTTGCAAATTGTTTTTTAATTTTGTTGGTCTTGTTGATTACATCTTCCGACAAAATCTCTTTAAACTTCTCTAAAGAATAGTTCTTCATTATAATTTCTCCTATGTCTGTTATCCACCAAAAATTTTAAATCATCAAAATCTTAAAACAATATACGATAGCATATCAAATTAAGTTATTTTTTAAGAAACTTTCAAAAAGCACGTCTACTGTTTTATTGTCACTAAGTATAACTCTCCTTCTAAGCCCATCAATTTCTCCTTCATTAAACAAGTGAATGATACCACGCTTACTACTAACCGATGAGCTATTCTTTAGTGACTCATGTGCATTGTTCCATTCTGTCAGCATTGTTCCAGAGGTATCTCTTAACCGATGCGCGGTCTGCATTGGCGGTTGTTCTGCTTCACCAGCGGGCATTTCTGGCAACTCTGGCAACTCTTCACCGCCAGCAGGCGCACCACCCGTAGGCTCTGGTGCCCCCATTCCACCACCCATTTCTGATCCACCACCGAGATCTAAGCCACCCAAATCCATACCACTAGGTTCAGTGCCCTGTTTTTGCGCTGCCATGTTTTGTATCCTGTCCTTAATATCATTAACGTCCTTATCAATAAACATACTTGCAGCGGCACCTTCTGATGGCATTAAATTGTTTTCTTGCCACAATATTAATTGCGACTCGTATTCTGCTTCTTCAGCCGTCATGCCTAATATTTTTCTCTGAATGGTATAACGCGACCACATATTAGAACTGGCAATTGAAGAGGCCAATTGGAATTTTTGGCCGAACAACTCATAACGTATTTGTTTTTCCAATGCTGAAGGAACAGTAAGAGACAACTTAAACTCTTTCAACTTATCTTCATAACCGGACAAGTATAAGTGTTCAATGGCAATTTTGGTTAATCCTTTAAGAATACAGCGTTGAATACGTTGAATTGTTTTTGCGAATTGAATATCCAGTTGCGATAATGGTCGTGTTCTTGCGTCAGTAGTTTCTTCTTGTAAATATGCCTGTGGAACCTTACTGGCAATACGTAGTTTCTTGGCAAACCACTCTATATCGTTTATCTCACCTAAATTCTGACCGGCAGCAATGGTATCCATTTCAATTGATTTTTGACCATTGCGCATTGGAAAATAATAATTTGACAAAGCATCCAAGGCCAAATATTTTTTATTAATTTGGCCGCTAGCTGGATCAATAAACGACTCCTTGTTGTTGACATCTTTTAAGCGGTGCAAGTATACCATTGACTCTTCTGAACTCATATTACCACACTCAACATAAAAACGATAACGCTCTGGTGCGCGTATAATACGATATACCACCAGCGAATCTTCCAATGGGCGCAATAATTGCCACGTATATATACACGGTGCTAATATAGAGCGTCCATAACTGGTAAAGTCATCTATACGATTTGCTATTCTAAAATGAACAATTTGCCACGGTGCCAATATTCTTCCTTGCTGCACATTGCCGTCTTTGAAATATTTTGACAATGAAGAGATATCAATTGCGGTGTTGCGCGAGTCGTCTTGATATGTAGAACCAAATGCTGTTGTCATTTGATTAAGTGTTGGCCCAGTCCATGCAGTATCATCTAAAACATACCACGCAATCAAACGACCGTCTTTTTCAATTCTGTGTATCTTTTCTGGACAATAGAGTTTGCGAATATAGTTAATACCATTCATTAAATCAGTCGGCACTACTTCCCAGAATGACTCGCCTAAAAGAACTGTTTCATAAACAATATCGTTAATTGCATCTTCAATATTAATACGGTCAAAGAACAAGCCTTCCAACTCGTTTTTAATATCTTCATTCTTTGAGTCTATATGAAGAATGTTACCGTCAACGGAGTCTGATATAGTAATATTATCAACATAAATGTCTACAACAGTTGACAGCAACTCGTTTGTTTTAACCATTTCACGATATTGTTTATAACGTATTTCTCTTGTCTTGGGGACTTCAAAGGAAACACCTTCTCGAATTATATCAACCAAATTCCAACTGGTATCCGGCAAAATCTCTTTGGTGCCGCTTTGCTTATCTATTTCTCGTTGTGGCTCAATTGATATACGTGGTGTTGCAATTTCTGCATCACGCACGGAAGTCTTATTAAGAAAGTTCTGTATTCTCCACAACAGCTTTCCAAATACGCTTCTGTTTTTATCAACCGAGTCTGTCTGATTTGATAATGGCATAATTTTGCAATAGTTTAATTTTTATATATGTTTTATAAGATAACATATTTTATCTCGATATTCATATCTTTTGCTTCATTAAATAGCGTCCCAACTATAGTCAGTTAGGATGAAATTGCCATGATCTGATTGACGCCATATGGAAGGTCTATATTTACCAATTCTTTTCTTTACTGCACTTAATGCCTCTTTTTCTGAATTAAATATACCATAATGCGTACCTTCATATTCACCAACGCTTACCTTTGAACCGAGTTGACCTGCATCCGACAAAATAATATCACCTTCATTTGGCTCTTCCTCGTATAACCCATCATTTCGGTGATGAAATGGTGAAAAGACATCTTCATCTTCTTCACCCTCTGAATAATCTAGCAATGTTGTATTCTCATAAACACCATGCGCAAACGAGTCAGCTGTATTAAGTGGAACATGTTCAATTCCATTTGTTATCTTACTGCTTACAAACTCATAACCAATACCGTCAATTTCTATTACATATCCAGAAAAATCGTCGCGTTTAGCCCACAATTCTTTCTTACCTGTTTCTGTATCAATAAGAATAACCTCATCCTTATCATCATCAAGAAATTTTTCCACTTCATATTCTGTATCTTCAATTTTCTCTCTATTCTGTGATCCTATTGAACGTAGTGTATCTGGCTTTCTCATCATTGACGATGAAGGCACACCCGTTACGTCGCCTGATGACATTACTTCGGTTAATCTTTTTTTACGTTTCATATTTGAATACCCCCTATTGTATTGTGAGAAATATACGTCTTACCACTTATTATTGATTAGCATATCGTAGCTTTCTAAATAATCATTACTGACGCCCAAATCCATAATAACTCTTTGTTTCAGCTTCTCCCTTCGTTCTGGTGTCATTGCCGTTGAATCGTTATGCTCATTTATTTTTTTCAGATATACGCTCCATCCAGATTCGTTGTTAATAAGAGAGCCAGCAGTAGTTAAATATTGTAGCGCATCATACGGGTTTTCATTTACTTTACTCGCCGCATATGAGACTAAGGTGCAAGCTGATACTAAATCATCATGACTATTACCTTGTGCTTCGCCAATATTGCCGGACCAGATAAAAGTCTTTAGCTCGTCTAACAGATATTTACTATGTATCTTGATTATGCCACTTTCTAACATCTCTTTGAAAGACCCAACTCGATTTTCGTTTATTTCATTGTTACAGTGAATACCTTCTTTGTCTTTTATTTTGAAGATGTTGTTATACGATAATTGTATAACTGTATCAAGTGTTGCCTGGCCAATACCATTTGTTTCGCAAATAATCACACCATTATTATACATCTTTGCAACATCATACACCTTCTTACCAAATACTGTCGTAGAAACTTTGGCTTGATATTCTGCCACCTGCTCCATGGAGTTTCTGTCAAATACCTCTATGGTCGAAAAGTCACTGCCCTTGGCCGTCGCAGTGTCAACACCTAAAAAGTAATTTGAGCCAATAGACGGTTGTTTAAATACTCTTAGACCATCCAATACTTGCACAGGCTCTTGCACTTCTTCTTTTTCAATTTTCTCAATTGCTGCCGCCTTAATAACCAGATCGCCAGAACCTAAAAAGCTGCGCAATACTTCTTGTGAAAGAGCGCGTTCTCTACCCTTATACTCAATTAATTGCTTTTGATACCACGCATCATCAAAAGATGGGAAGTCTCGCCATTCTAACGTAAATGGAACAAAACCGTTTTCTCCATTTTCAAGTGGTGCATTGTTCTTCCAAAACTCTCCCTGATACTGCGTTCCTCGAATTGCTTGATGCCATGTTTCATAATAAAAACCAGCACTTCCCTGTGGTGTTGAAAGAATAATGGCTTGATTGCTTGCACCTAATGATGGTTTTGCGCCTGTCCATATCTTGCTGGCCAAATCATCATCAGCACTTTTCAATCTCGTCTTTTTATCAATGAACGCTGCTTCATCCATGACGAACTTTGTACAAGTCAATCCGCGACCAGCCCGTTCAGACGCAGAACGAACTTCCAAAAAGCTATCTGACGCAAACTGTAATTTACTGGCACTTTCTATCTTAATCTTTCCGACTAACCATTCTGGAAGTTCGTGAAAGGCAACATTGGCTTTATATAGAAATTTTTGTGCTTCAGTTTCATTAATAGAAACTACCACCACCTGTGCATCTGTCGTAAAAATACAGTGGTGTAATAAATACAACACCGTCACTGTTGACATACCAACCTGACGTGGCTTCAATACAATAACTCTTGTCGCACTATTGCAGCATTCAATAAACTTTTTCTGAAAGTCAAAGAGCTTTATCAAAGAGCGCCTACTGCCTGCTATATTGTTGATGTCCGTTACCACATAACAATAATGCTCCATGAAATAAATTGGATCCGCAATACAGCGTTGTATTTCCAATTCTTTTTGTGAAACAGTTAAATTATTTTGCGGCATTGATAATTCTATTTTTAACTGATTGTACAGCATTAACAGGCTCACTCTTTTGCTTTTCAACTTCTGGCTTTGCTGCTTTCTTAGTGTCTGGTTCTTCTTTTTGATATATATAAATTATCTTTGGCATCTTCTTGACAATTGAATAAAACATCTTACGAAAATATTCAAATGGTATTGGCAAATCTTTTTCTTCTATCTTGTTATCAACTGCAATGTCTAAACGAAATATGCCGCTTTTCTCAGTATTAGATAACACAAATTTAAAGTATTTATTCCATGTGTCTTCGTTTTTAAAGATATTGATATTATCCAAATATTTTTCAATAAAGTTATTGACCTCTTGATACCCAGGAAATTCATTCTCTTTATTAAAAAGATGAAAGAGCCAATTTGAGTCTTCTTCTTTTTTCTCATATGCTTTTTTGAGCTTTATCATATGATCATCATTAATAATATGAACAAAATTCTTTCCTTCAATTTCGCTATCATCAACAAATGCAGATGCAACAGTGAACGATGGGTCTGAGCCAAATTCACCATAGGTAGTTTCTGACAATATTCTTTTGTGCTTCATATTATTTTCTTGAGTAGTTTATCGTTTATAATTCTGAAACCGACACCGCTTTTCTGCAATATTCTTCGAGCGTGTTCCCATTTAATTTGATTAAGCCTAAACTTATTTTGTAGCACTGGTTTGATTTCATACACATCTCTTGTGCCATCGTTATATTCAACCAAAAAATCCGGCTTATACTTTTTCTTGTATACTCTATTGCCAGCCTTTACCGTATAGGGTATTGAGAACGGTTCTATTCTAAATGACTTAACCCTTTTTGAGGACTCCATGAGTTTGATACACTTTAGTTCAAGTAGACTTCGAAATCGGCACACACCGCCCTTAACTGTTTTCACCTTACCACTAACGCCTATACACCCCGCTCTTTTGGCAATACGACCAAGATGCTTTGGTATTTTAATCATAGATGGAAAACTTCATTAATGGTGATAAAATAGTTTCACTAGCTTCGTCAACAATCTTAACCTGAACATACCATTTGTCTGAAACACGCATATGGGCTGTATCCACTAATGACATAATAACATTGTTCTCCCAATACATCTTTTGCCACTCACTTTGCTCTTGCTTATAGGGTGAGCTATAATAGATAAAACTACATGAAATGTTGGTTATTTCAAAATCTCTATCATAAATCTCTTTAGCAATAATGCGGATATACTCTTTACTCCCCTTGCGAAACTCTTTTGTTAGGAGGTTCCAAGAAAAGTCAAGATTTTTATGCGCATCATCAGAGGATATGAGCCATTCACCATCTTGAATAGTAAACGTATTTTCGATATATCTATCTTCACCATCAACAACAACATTCCATTTATCAGTATATGTGCCACTCGGCCATGCACGTGGAACAGTGAGAGTAACTTTTGCAAGACCGTTTTCAACATACATAACCTCACTGCCGCTTATGGTAGTCATTGTGGTTGCATCTTTATTTAAGATAACAATTGAAGAAACCACTACCTTTTCCGGCTTTTGGTTAAAGTAAGAGTAAAGAAATAAATCTATACTATCACCTTTATGATATACGGGTCTTGTAGTCATAATTTAAACAGCATCTTGAATACGAACGGTGAACATATGAGATTTGCTTATCGAACCATCACCTTTGATAATGGTTATTTGAGTGATGTACTGGCCAGCATCCAATGCCAACAATGTATCTTTTGGAATTAGAAAATATGCCAAACCCTTTGCTCCATCAAGAACAGTAAAGTGGTTGTTATCCAATTTGAACATCATCGTCTCGGTAACATCACCCAATGCTATCTTGCCGGTTACTTCAAAAGTGTAACCGGTTATATCTCGCGGTGCTGTCGGGCTTGACCATACACGAAATGGTATGGGCTTGTCCTCACCTTTATAGACGATGAACGCCCATATGTTGTTTTTTGTAGCTTCAGTTATCATAATCCTTAATGTCAATTGGCAGAGTATAATCGCTTATGTCTATAGAAATGTTTGAATAATCCTCTATATCTATAGGACAAGTAAAGTCGAATATATCAAGCTCTCGATCCATTATTTCTTAATGCCACGAACTTTCTTAGCGACCTCTTTTGCCTTTTTTGCCCTAAAGTTTTTAATAGTAGTATTAACTTTGGTTGCTGCCTGTGATCCATAACCTAGTGCGGTTAATATTAACGATGCCGACACCAGAATATTTTGCCATGGCTGCGGAAGTGTGCCATTAGGATACCACACTGTATTAATGACGCCATAAAGCACCCAAAAGGCACTGGCAACGTTCATCAAAATAGTATTCTTATTGGCAATTAACCAGTCTAGAATTTGTTTCATTTCTTGTTCTCCATTTTTAGTTTATTCGCTTCTGTTTTAGCTAGATTTTCAACCAATGATTTAAGCTCTTGAATATCTTTATTGTTTTTTTGGCTTAATTCTTTTTGCTGGCTTATGTTAATCTCAATTTCCTTTTTTGTTTCCTCGCGTTGGTGCTGTGTTATCCACATATTGCCAAGTGTTATAACTATCATTGGTCCAATTGCACCGATAAGATAAAACCACTTGCCTGCCCACCACTTAATTTCTTCTTTCTTCTCTTTTTGAATTTTGACAATCTCACGTTTCTCTTCTTCGCGTATTGTCTCATATATCTTTTTAACAACTTCTGGAGAAAACGACCCATTCGCCACTGCTGTTTTAAACGCTTCCGATATGTCGTTCTTAAGCTTATTGAGCGACTCTTGATAAAGAATACTTATGTCGTCTTTCTTAATAATTTTATGTGTAATCTCATCAAACTTCTTAGATAAAACATCCTGTGCAGTAATTATTTCAGCTGCTTTCTTGACCACACTATCGTAGTCAAAATCATCATGCAGCTTTATTAATTCAGCAACATCGTTTTGAAGTTCGTGAATTTCTTCCAATAACTCACTACCATCTTTGTCTTGTTTTTTGACATCTTTTTCCAAACTTTCCAATTTGGCGTGAACTTGTGTTAAAAGTGGAAACATTGTATCAATAATGTGAACAACACTTTCAATAAGTTTTGATGACAATTGTTCGTTAAAATCTTCCATTATTGTCCTTATTCTTCTGTATTTAAAACATTATATTCATTAGCGATTAATTTGCACTTATCAATAACATTATCAAGAATTTTTATGGCTTTTTTGTATTTATTAGTTTCACTGATTATCTCCCATGTTTCCAAATAATAAATGACACCATTATGAAGCACATAAGAATTAACCAATTTAAGTTCATGGGTGCCATGTGCGTTTCTCATTACTTTTGTGTCACCAATATGAAAAGAAGAATAACCATTCTTGAAATCGTTTGCTTTAGCACCAACAACATTTTCACCAAACAAATTTTTAAACGTTTCAGATGTAGCAACAATTACGCCATTTTCATCAATAACAGTGAGCGCGATATAATTACTACACGATGAAAAGTTTTCAATAAATGCATTCAGTATTTTATCATAATCATCACGGCGTTTTCTGTGTATCATTATCGCCGAAGAGATTGACTGGATAACCTCGTTTTCGTAAATTTTGTATACATCACTTGAGTCGGTAATGCTTAATATATTATGCGGAGAATTGATAACCAAATCGAATTTTTGTAAACAATTCCAGTCAAATTCCTGTAATATATCTGATAACTTCTTCCGCATATACATAATGCTGGCAAAACCAACACAACGACGTTTTACAACAGATAATGCTGCAAGTGGGTCGTCAAAGTCAAAGATAACACAATCACACATATGCTGATGATCACAACATCGTTCAGCAATTGTGTCTTTATTGACGTAGTTAATACACAATTCAGCATGATGTTTCTTTAATATGTCTTTAATTGGGTGATATTCGTCAAAATTTTCTTTATCACACAATATTGAAATCTTTTTTCCTGAAAGCATAACATTCCCTATTGACTATAATGCTCACTACATACAATGTACGATATAGTAAACATATTCGTTATTTATAGTTCTTTTTTTTGTTTTCAAAATATGTTTTTGGATCTACTTTAGATATTACATATTTGTTAAGTTCTGCATCGTAGATTTTTCCACCTTCCCATGTTCCACCTTTCCATGTTCCACCTTTCCATTTGCCATCTTTCCATGTTCCATCTCTCCATGTGCCATTTTTCCATATTCCAGATTCCCATATGCCACCTTTCCATGTTCCACCTTTCCATGTGCCATATTTCCATATGCCACCATTCCATGTGCCGTTATACCATGTGCCATATTTCCATGTGCCATCATTCCATACGCCACCATTCCATGTGCCACCATTCCATATGCCATATTTCCATATGCCATATTTCCATATGCCATCATACCACCGGCCATTTTTCCATATGCCATTTTTCCATGTGCCATTATGCCACCAGCCATTACTCCATGTGCCGTTATTCCATGTGCCATCATGCCATGTGCCATTTTTCCATGTGCCACCTTTCCATGTGCCACCACCCCATGTGCCAATACCCCACCAGCCATTACACCACCAGCCATTACACCACCAGCCATTTTCCCATATACCATCTTTCCATGTACCATCTTCCCATGTACCATCTTTCCATGTACCATCTTTCCATATACCACCTTTCCATATACCACCTTTCCATATGCCACCTTTCCATGTGTCGCCATCCCATGTGCCACCATTCCATGTGCCACCTTTCATATTTTTAATTTTTGCATCTTTATTATGTCCTGTTTCATCTTTTTTATTAACTTCCACATTTGCCTCTGTTAATATAGACATAAGGTAAGGATCCATAAACTGCTGATCTATGTTATCAAAGCTACCTAACTTGGGTTCTAATAATTTTTTAATTTTCATGTTGCCTATATTTTTAAGTTAATAAATGTACAACATAGTGAACATATTCGTTATTTATAGTTCTTTTTTTTTGTTTTCAAAATATGTTTTTGGATCTACTTTAGATATTACGTATTTGTTAAGTTCTGCATCGTAGATTTTTCCACCATCCCATGTGCCACCATCCCATGTGCCATCTTCCCATGTGCCATCTCTCCATATGCCATTTTTCCATGTGCCATTTTTCCATGTGCCACCAACCCATATGCCACTTTCCCATGTGCCACCATTCCATGTGCCATTAAACCACCAGCCACTTTCCCATATGCCACTATACCACCGGCCATTTTTCCATGCGCCACCTTTCCATGCGCCACCTTTCCATGCGCCACCTTTCCATGTGCCACTATGCCATGCGCCACCTTTCCATATGCCATTTTTCCATGTGCCATTATCCCATGTGCCATCTCTCCATATGCCATTTTCCCATGTGCCATTTTTCCATGTGCCACCAACCCATGTGCCATTACACCACCGGCCATTACTCCACGTGCCGTTATTCCATGTGCCATTATACCACCAGCCATCTTCCCATATACCGCCTTTCCATTTCCCACCTTCCCATGTGCCAACATTCCATACGCCATCTCTCCACGTGCCATCTTTCCATGTGCCATCTTTCCATATGCCATATTTCCATATGCCATTTTCCCATGTACCATTACACCACCAGCCATTACACCACCAGCCATTTTCCCATATACCACCTCTCCATGTGCCATATTTCCATATGCCGCCTTCCCATATGCCACCTTCCCATATGCCATTTTTCCATATGCCACCTTTCCATGTGTCACCTTTCCATGTGCCACCATTCCATGTGCCACCTTTCATATTTTTAATTTTTGCATCTTTATTATGTCCTGTTTCATCTTTTTTATTAACTTCCACATTTGCCTCTGTTAATATAGACATAAGGTAAGGATCCATAAATTGCTGATCTAGGTTGTCAAAGCTACCTGACTTGGGTTCTGATAATTTTTTAATTTTCATGTTACCTTCCTATTTTATTTTAAGCTAATTACAATTGATTATAATGCTCACTACATACAATATACGATATAATGAACATATTCGTTATTTATTGTTCTTTTTTTTGTTTTCAAAATATGTTTTTGGATCTACTTTAGATATTACATATTTTTTAAGTTCTGCATCGTAGATTTTTCCACCTTTCCATCTGCCACTTTTCCATATGCCATCTTTCCATGTGCCACCATCCCATGCTCCATTATTCCATATTCCAGATTCCCATATGCCACCTTTCCATATGCCGTTATACCATGTGCCATATTTCCATATGCCACCATTCCATGTGCCATCTTCCCATGTGCCATTTTTCCATATGCCATTATTCCATGTGCCATCTTTCCACGCGCCACCATTCCATGTGCCACCATTCCATGTGCCGTCATTCCATATGCCATCATACCACCAGCCACCTTCCCATATGCCATTTTTCCATGTGCCATTATACCACCAGCCATTATCCCATGTGCCATTATCCCATGTGCCATCATTCCATGTGCCATTTTTCCATGTGCCACCTTTCCATGTGCCACCACCCCATGCTCCACTATTCCATATTCCAGATTCCCATGTACCATTATACCACCAGCCATCTTTCCATATGCCACCTTTCCATATACCATCTTTCCATGTGCCACCTTCCCATGTGTCACCATCCCATGTGCCACCATTCCATACGCCATTTTTCCGCGTGCCGCCTTTCCGTGTGTCATCTTCATTTTTAATTTTTGCATCTTTTTTCTTTTTCTTATTAATTTTCACCTTATTAATTCCCACTTTTTGCGGCTTGCTTATATTCAGCCACGACTCTAATGTGGTTCCATACATATCCTTAACAACAAAACCAGCAAGTCTGCGCATATCATTGCTGCACTTATCAAAGTATTCGTATGGTGATTTAACGTTAAATTTCCAATCCAATGCTTCCTTTAACCATGAATATCCACCAATACTATATCGTTTTACTTTGTCAAATACAGTATTATTATTATGCTGTAAATCATACACA